GAAGTTACGGTAATTGCTGGCACTCCTGGTGCTGGTAAGAGTTCTATTGCATTACATATAGCTGCAAGATTAAAACAACCTACATTATATTTCTCAGCTGATACTAATGCACACACCATGGCTATGAGATTGATTGCTATGTCAGGTAAGATGACTCAACAGCAAGCGGAGAATCTACTAAAATATAATCCAGATTCTGCTGAGTCTATTCTTGCTAACAATAATCATTTGTATTGGTCATTTGAACCTAGCCCTACACTTAAAGATTTAGATGAAGAAGTTGCTGCCTTCGAGACTATGTGGGGTAGAAGTCCTACCCTTATAGTTGTAGATAACTTGATGGACATATCAATGGATGGACATGAAGAGTTCTCTGGTATGCGAGCAGCAATGAAAGAACTTAAATACCTAGCAAGAGACACCAATGCATGTGTATTGGTACTACACCATACTAAAGAAGGATACGAAGGTAGACCATGTCAACCACGTTCATCTCTACAAGGTATGGTTAATCAGATACCTGCTATGGTATTAACAGTTGGTCAACAGCTAATGCATGAAGGTAAAGATACATACCTATGTGTAGCACCAGTAAAGAATCGTTATGGTAAGGCTGACCAAACTGGTAACACATATGTTACTTTAAGTTTTGAACCAGGTTCTATGTATCTAGAAGACACGTATAAAGATTATCAGCAAGTAGAAATGCCGGTATGAGTTCAGCCTCTAAGGCTAAAGGTAGCCAAGCAGAACGTGATGTAGTAAAGTATCTTAAAGAATGGTTCCCTTATGTAGACCGACGCTTAGCTGGTGCAACACTAGATAAAGGTGACATATCTGGTATACCTGGAGTTACAATTGAAATTAAGAACCACGCCAAGATGGACTTGGCTGGATGGGTAGAAGAATTATTAGTCGAGATGGCTAATGATAAAGCTTGGACAGGTGTAGTGGTACACAAGCGGAAAGGCAAGGGGAATCCATCCGATTGGTACGCCACTATGCCCGTTCAAGTATGGATAGATTTATTAAGGAAGGTTACTAATGCAGGAGAAGCACAAGGTAAGTGATTATCTAACTTATTTAGGTGCCAGCCTGCCATCTGATGGGCATGGCTGGCGTAAGATGAGGTGTCCCTTTCATGATGATAGGACTGCATCATCTGCAATTAACTTTGAACTTAATAAGTTTAAATGTCATGGTTGCGGTGTTGCTGGAGACATATATGATTTAATAAAAGAAAAGAGGGGCGGTACATTAAGTGAGGCTATCGAATTCGCACAGACAATTTCTACTTCGGGCAACCCAACAGTACGCTTCTCAGGTAGAGGTGGCAAAAGATTATCTACTAACCCGTCATCTCTCGGTAGAAGAGGCACAAACATTTCATCTAGGGGTAGTAGTTGACCCTATGCCTGGCCATGAGGGATTTAAAAATAGATTAGCTATACCTTACATAACACCTAGCGGTGTAGTTGACATTCGTTTCCGTGCAATGGGAGATATGGACCCTAAGTACATGGGAATGGTAGGCGCAAAGACAACCATGTTTAATACACCAGCATGCTTTGTGCAATCTAAATACATATGTGTAACCGAAGGAGAGTTTGACTGCATCATGATGTCAGTTAAAACTAATCATCCTACGGTGGGTATTCCGGGTGCTAATAACTGGAAGCCACATTACTCACGCATACTAGATGACTTCGATATGGTTATCATATTAACTGACGGAGATACAGCAGGTGCAGAGTTTGGCAAGAAGATAACACGAGAGTTACCTAACGCAAATGTTATTGCAATGCCAGAAGGTGAAGACGTAAATAGCGTGTTCATTAAACTAGGAAAGGAATGGATAGATGAACGAGTCAGAAATTGTATTGCTTCTTGATGAGAGTATATGGGACCACGTTAAACATATGAACAAGTCAGTTGGTCTACAACTAACAGAAGATAAAGCTTTAGATTTATTGGGTGCTTTGTATGATATTTATTATGCTAGTAAGAAGGACCCAGAACAAGCACAAGAATTACTAATAGGGTTAGCGGCATTACTAGTAGCAGCTCCATTAGGTCAAGCCGATAGAGTATGGGAAGAGTTGATGGTTCATGAAGGCATGAGAAACTTCGAGCTTAGTATGGAGGACTTACTTAATGGAAAACATGGAGCATAATATAGATATAATCATTGCAGAGCTTAAGAATCTACTACTTAAGAAGCATCAAGATTACGGTCCATTGAACATATCTAATGCACCAGGTGGTGCTATCAATGGACTACGGGTGCGAATGTACGACAAACTTGCAAGGATTAACAACCTTTACGAGAAGGGTGGCGACACGCCGAACTACGAATCCATTGCTGATTCCTTTATGGACCTAGCAAACTATGCCATAATAGGACTATTGGTTCAAAACGGACAATGGGAAGGCATGCCTAATGGCAACACATCAACGTCGCATAGTGGTCTTGAGCGACCTGCAGATACCTTATCAAGACGACAAGAGTGTCAATGCAGTAATGAAGTTCATCAAGTGGTACAAGCCCCACGAATTGTGGTGCGTGGGTGATGAGCTAGACGCACCCGAACCGTCAAGATGGAATAAGGGTATGGCTGGTGAGTACGCACCAACCTTACAAGATTCAATTGATTTAACGTACAACATAATGGCAGACTTTAGAACAGCACTCGGCAGAAACAAACCGTTTATTATTCAAAGGTCTAATCATACGGATAGAATACAGACTTACATTAGAAAATATGCCCCAGCGTTCGGCTCTCTTGATACTCTCAAGATAGAAGAACTTCTGGGGTATCATTCTTTAGGCATACAATACCTTCATAAATTTAAAGAACTTCTACCTGGTTGGGTAATGGCACACGGTGATGAGGGCAGGTCAATACAGACTCCTGGAAGTACAGCTATGTCATTAGCTAAGAAGCTAGGTAAGAGTGTTGTATGTGGACACACGCACAAACTGGGACTACAGCATGAGACTACTGGACTATACGGTAAGAATAAAACTATCTATGGTATGGAAGTCGGACATCTTATGGACATCAAGCAGGCAAGTTACTTAACCTCTGGCATAGCTAACTGGCAACAGGGCATAGGTATTCTAGTAGAAAAAAATCGCAAGGTAATTCCTTATACTGTACCTGTTATCGATGGAGACATTAAGCTTCCATGAAATACAATATCGATAAGTGGTTAGATTACAAAGACATGATGGTACAGATAGCATCAGAGTATAGAAAAAAATATCCTATGGTTGAAACAGATGACCTACAACAAGAGATGTATCTCTGGTTTGTCACCCATCCTAATAAGTTTAAAGAGTGGGACGCTCTTGATGAACGAGACAAGAACAAGCTTATGGCTAAGTCATTACGTAATCAATGCCTTAAGTATTGTGAAAAAGAAAAAGCTAAGAATCAAGGCTACGACTTAACAGATTTATATTACTATGATGTGTCAGTCGTTGAAGCTTTCCTGCCCTCAATTATTGTAGAAAGTTATGAGATGCCTACCAAGATTAAAGATTTGAATCTTAAATTCAACAACGGTGCAATAAATGACGGCATGAACTGGCTTGCCCTACGTTCTGATATAGCTAAGGGTTACTACAGATTACCGGAATCCAAGCAGAACATACTGCGCCTTCGCTACATGAATGAACAGACTGAGTGGTCTGAGCTGGCAGAATATATGGGTACTAGCAGTGCAGATGGTGCACGTAAGAAAGTCGAGAGAGCTTTGGCTTCTATTGTACAAAACCTAGGCGGATGGCGTGCCTACTTTGACCAGGATATACAAGATGAGAATCAAGAGAAAAAGCAAGAAGAAGTATAACGCTGACTACAGAGGCATACCCACAGAGGTATGTCCTTGTGGCTCACAGTTATGGAATTTAAAAGTAATGTTTCAAGAGCAAACAATATCCATGTACTTTCTGGATATGGAATGTGCACTCTGTGGCAGCCTAGCTACTGCCCCTACTGAGATAGATGGATGTGATTAATGCCTACCTATGATTATAGATGTGATGTATGTGCAAGTCAACAGGAGATAGCAAGAGAGATAGGTGATGAGTCTGTACCTACATGTTGCCAAACCAGTATGACAAGGGTATGGTCTGCCATACCAGCCATCTTTAAAACAAGTGG